CAACAATAGTAGAAGAGTCTTCACCATCACCTCTGGATACATCGACACCCATAACATATTGATGTCCCTCTTGAGGAAGTTCCCATATCCATGTTTCGTTTTCAGCACCCTTGGTAATAATGGGGTCTTTTACATTGTTTTTATTTTGTAAATCAATATATTGTTCATCAATAACGTTACCACCAGAACCAATAAACGATACGTCCAATTCTTGTGCAATCATCTTGGCATCGTTGTTCATACCACGACACATTTCTTCATACCATGATGAAGTAGGTTTCCACCCATCATCAATTCTACTATTATAAGATTGAAAGGTAAACTCTACCTCTGCTTCAATTAACTCATCTTTTAACCACTTTAAATCTTTATTATAACGCAAATCTTCATACCATTTCATTTCAATGATGTTGAAGTTGTTTTCTTTTTTCTTGGCTTGGTCGTATGTTTTGTAATACAAAGCATCCATACCACGTGGTGTAGAAATAAGGGTTGCCTTACCACCAGTACCCAATGCAGTCAAAGCGGCACCGAATACTTCAGCACCATTATCAATATAAGCAGCTTCATCCATTACAAGATATGTAGGTGTGAAACCACGCAACGCATCTTTTGATGTAGCAACCGCTTTTACACGACTACCGTTAGGTAGTTTAATTTCTTTCTTAGAATCTGTGAGGAAAATACTCTTGGCTTCGTTTTTAGCGTTTCCGTAATATTCAGCACCCCAAACCCATCTTGGTAATTGAGATAAAAAATCTTTAATCTTTGCAAGGAATTCAAAGGCTAATTCTTGTTTGTTGGCAATTATTAGCACCGCTTCTGGATTTTCAGAATCAGCAAACCCTACTTTTATTGACATATATCCAGCTGTTGTAGTAGATACACCAGCTTGTCTAGGTTTGGTAACAAGGTTAAATCTATGTCTATCATAAGCATGTATGATTTCTTTCTGTCTAGGAAATAGCTTGAACGGAACAAACCCCTCTTGAGTTTTGTCAAACGTTTCCAAATAAGTCTCAATCGCATAGATTGGACTCGTCAAACATTTGGCGTACTCTTTAAATATTTCAGTCGTTGTTAGCATATTCTTTTTACAATAAATATGCTACTATACTATAAAGTGCCCTAGATTAAACAAATAAGGCCCCATTTGGGGCCTTATTGTAACTATGTAAGTTTTATTTTAGAATAATTCATCAAACTTGAAACCATCGGAATCATCATCGGAATCTTCACCGTTGTGGTTACCAAAAAGGTCTTCAAAATCAAACCCTTTATCGCTTTCGGAACCATCGGAAATTGATTCCATCGCACCCTCGTTCTTTTTACTTATCTCATTCATTGCATCATTGAATTCATCTTCTTGTAAACCAGCTTTAACTTCATTAACAATGCCTTGGATTATTTTCTTACCTTCTTTGGTACCAGCCATAATCTCTCTCATTTTAATGTTGAATTCTCTAACTGGTAAAGAAGCTAATTCTGTATAAATGTGATGTTTCAAATGAAAATCATCTGGTTCAATCATATTCGTAAATCTACCCCATAATCCTGGTCCCATTCTCATATCCCATGGTTCAGCAGCCAAGAAATCAGCTTTGTTAATTACATATTCACCCAATCTTTTATTTTTAGGTAAAGCGTGTGCTGATAATAATTCCATCACACCCTTGACCAATTCATGGATAAGCACTGGAAAAACCATTGCTTGTGCGTAAATAACAGCCTTTGGATTAGATGCTGTTGGGAATTGAACTCTTACAACACCACCATTTACACCATTTTCCATCTCTGGAATAATGTAATACATATAATCAGCAGCCGCCATCATTTTAGCATACTTGTTTGGGAGTCTTGGGTCCAAATCAGTCAACTCATCATCAACCATGTGGAACATGTGGTTGCATTTTTTAGCAGCACCTTGTATCATGGCATTCATAAATCTTCTTCTATAAACCTCATCTTTGGCGTTTACCATTTCATCATGGTTTTTAAACTGCATTTCACTTGTCATAGGTTTAGGATTCTTTTTGGTCCCAACCATATTGATTTCTGGTGTCAATTCAGCATGTATTTCAACAACGTCTTTGCTCATGTCAAACTCTTGACGAATCATTTCTTCTGCCAATTTGGAAAGAGCTTTTTTATGTTTAGATTCCAAACCCATGGTTTCATAAACCATTGGCATCATCTCTTTCATAACTTCTTTATTATCAACACTGTTAACATCAAATGCTCTTTTATAACGTTTAGCGACTTCACTAAAACGTTCACCCATTATCTTTTCTTCAAAAGTAGATTCATCACCATCTGGGAAAATTGGATGTTTACCCAAAGAATGGTTTCCGTTAAGCAAATCTTCCTCAAGTTTTTTATGCATTCTTTCAGACATACCTTCTGGATACATAACGCTTTCATTTAATAATTTGCCTTTGTTGGCTTTTTTTAAAGCGTTTTCTGCTATTTTTTTATAATCACTCATTATTTTATGTCTTTTACTTTTACTACTTTTATGGTTTTCTTAGGTTTTAAACTTTCTTCAAGTTGACCTTTTGTTATCACTTTCTTTTCAGTAGTCATTTCTTTATCTTGTGCTGCAATATCTTTATAGCTACTAATGATAGTGCTCAATTTATTCAAAGGAACACCTATTTCTTTAGCCATTGCAGTTAAAAATTGTGCTTGTTCAATTGGTTTATCTAATTTACTTAAATAAACACTAAATTTGTTTTTAATCAAAGTGGCTAATTTTTTAACATCAGCTTGAAGTTTATCAACGTTGGTTCCGCTATCTTGAGTCGCATCATCCATTTCATTAACATCACCTTTAAAATAATCACCAAACCTAAATCTCTTTAGTGTTTTGATATCCATATAATCTTCATCTGGTCCTAATTTGATTCCAGACTTAACCATATCTTTTGTATTTTTAAACTTAGCTACAATCTCACCATTCTTTATATTCACAAAGAAATGTTTATATATTGGTTCAACATCACTCAAATTCAAATAATCCATAAACGCCTCTTTATCGTGATATTCTCTTTCGGCAGCCGCATAATCAAAACCGCTTTCTTTAACTTTTGGAACCACTTGAATATCTTGACCAACCATACCCATTTCTTCTTTCATAGGTTTGGCAACATTTTCTTCAAAATATTCCATAGCATGAATAAGATTTTCACCATTGTCATCCATATCATCATGACAAAATACAGCTAAACCAACTTCTCCAGTTGGATGAACACCTCTAATCATTTGATATTTTTTGTCACCGATGGTAAAAGGTTTAGAAACCTCACCTGTATTGGCATCTTTCACGTTGGAAAGATACTTGATGGTTGCTTTGTCTTGTGGTTGAATCACTTCATTTTCTTCCATAGTTGTACTCATAGACGTAGATGATGTAGTTGGTTTATCACCAGTAATGGTTACACTTTTTCTGTCTTGCGGATTCATCTTACCCTTTACTTTGGTATAAGTTGTGTAATCCATATTTAATTCGTTTAAATTATTTTGTTTCTCCATGATATTCTTTATTGTAGTTTAGTATTAGGTCTTTTTCGTATAGCTTGCCTTCAATATCTTTCAAAGGCTCACCAAATTTAAAACAAAGTCTTTTATCTGGGTATGCGTCATAAGCATTTATATTTTCCCATGCCAAAGCTATAACACCATCAACTGCATCCCAAACGGCAAATGTGTCACTATTTTGTATCACATCCAACTTCAACTCTGATTCCAAACGACCAACTTTTTTTATAAGATGTTCGTGGGGTGCTTCTGGTCGGCCAGAGGCTGGGAATGTATCCCACTCATCACCGTCAATATTTTTGGTTGTATCGGAAAAGATGAACTCATAAAGGTAATCACCCTTATAATCTTTACCAACCATATTGACATATATTAAAAATAGGTCTTTCATTAAGCAATATACATGTTTAACTCATAGTTACCACCATCCATTCTGTAAATTTGAATATTTAAAGACTTTCTTTGTGGCATACCATCCTTTGTTAGTTCTTTGTGTAATCTTTCTGTATGACCATAAGGTACGTGTTGAACATCATTCATACCAAATTCAACCTCATCGTAACCTCTAT